CACCAGGAGACGCAGAACCGCATCCGGGCCCGGGCGCTCCGGCACCTCCTCCGGCTCTGGTCGATCGTGCAGGTGACCGACCTCGAGCACACGATCGGCGAGTGGGCGAACGCCGCCGCGGTGTTCACCTACGAGGGCCGCGAGGAGAGCGCCGAGGCCGCGGTCAGGTATCTGGCCGAGTTCCGGGCGGCCGAGGGCGTTGTCGGGACCATCACCGTGCTGACCGGCGACGGGCCGCCGCATGAGGTGTTCGTGCGGAATCTCCGTGGCGCGGCGCTCTCCGGCATCATCCGGGCCCGCCGGCGCGGCGCCACCATCGAGGCCGCGGCCCGAGCCGGGTTCACTCGCTCAGCTGGCACGGCCAGCAACCTCGTGCTCGGGGGCGGCCGCGAGGTGCTCGCCGAGGCGGTCGACGGTGACGACCAGGCCATCGGGTGGATTAGAGTGACCAGCGGCAAAGCGTGCCCCTGGTGCGCCATGCTCTCAAGCCGCGGCCCCGTCTACACCTCGGCGCGTACCGGCTTCGCGTCGCACAACAACTGCAACTGCTCGATCGAGCCGGTCTACCGCCCGGAGGTGGCCGACGACCCCGACCTCTGGCCAGGTCAGGCAGGCGAGTACCGGCGGATCTGGGACCACATGACCCGCGGGGCGGCCACCGAGGACCGTGGCGCCCTGGCGGCGTTCGAACAGGGCCTTGAGGCGGCCCGCCGGGGCGAACCTCTGCCCAAGCCCGACCCCACGGTGCAATCGTTGTAGGATAAATGACTGCGGAGTGATCGGAGGACACCGCCCGCATGGGCACCAGTGACGACGACGCCATCGACAGGGACGACGAGCCCGGCACGGGCACCAGCAGCGACGAGGTGACCAAGTGGAAGCGCCTCGCTCGCAAGCATGAGGACAGGTGGAAGGCTCTCAAGGCCGAGCTTGACGAGCTCAAGGCCCGGGCCTCCTCGTCCGAGCAGTCCGACATGGACAAGCTGCGTTCGACGATCGAGCAACTCCGCTCCGAGCTCGCCGAGGAGCGGCACAAGAACCTGGTCGCCGAGGTGGCGGCCGCGAAGGGCCTCACCCCCCGGCAGGCCCGATGGCTGCGGGGCAAGACCCGCGAGGAGCTCGAGGACGAGGCCGACGAGATCCTCGAGGCGTTCGGCGCCCGGCCCAAGCCCGCCATGGGCACCAGCGACCAGCCCGGCAAGGGCGACCCCGACGACGACAACCGGAGCGACGAGGACGGCCAGGCCGACGACGACGGCAGCACCGGCAGTGGTGCCCGGAGCGGCCGAGGCCGGCCGCGGGAGAAGCTCATCGGTGGCGCGTCGTCGGCGTCCGACACGGACACCGAGTCGGGTGAGGAACTCGCCGAGCAGGTGTGGAAGCGCACCCGGGGCGCGGCCTGACCCGGCCTCCAGGATGAACGTCCGCCGGCCCTGCCGGCTCAGATCCCCCAGGAGGACGCCCGAGTGGCCATGATCTCCGCCAAGCGGATCAGCACGCTGCTGATCCCCCTGCTCCGTCGCACGCTGGTGCTGCCCGCCACCGTCGCCCGCCCGCCGGGCAACGAGCTCGTGCCCGACACCGGCGGCACGATCACCGTCCGGGTGCGCCAGCCCCGCACCGCCAACGTGCAGGCCACGCCCGGTGCCGACATCAGCGGCAACATCACGGCCATCAACGAGGTCGGCGTCGACGTGACGCTCCAGCACCTCTACGACGCCGCGCTGATCACCGACGAGGAGCTCTCACTGTCGGTCGTCGACTTCGGCGCCCAGGTCACCGAGCCGCAGATCGCCGCCGTCGCCGCCGGCTGCGAGGACCAGGTCGCCGCGGCGATGAACGGCGTCACCGCCGACGAGACCGACCTCGACGGCACCAACGTCAAGGCCAAGATCCTGGCGGCGCGCGAGGCGCTCTCGGACGCCGAGGTGCCCGCGGGTGACCGGTTCTGCGCCGTCTCCCCGTCGGCCGCCACGCTGGTGCTCGGCATCGAGGAGTTCGTGCGCGCTGACGCCACCGGCGCCGCCACGGCGCTGCGCGAGGCGATCATCGGCCGGCTCTTCGGGTTCACCTTCGTCGAGAGCCCGGCGCTGACGGGCACGTCGATGGTGTTCTATCACCGGTCCGGGTTCGCGTTCGCCCAGCGTGCGCCGATGGCGCCCCGCGGGGCGGCCGACTCGGCGGTCGTCACCACCGACGGCCTCGCGCTGCGGCAGATTCTGCAGTACGACCCGCACCGGCTCTCCGACCAGTCCGTGGTCTCGGCGTTCGCTGGGGCGTCGGTCGTCGATAGCAACCGCGTCTACAAGGTCACCGGGGCGTGACCTTGTAGACGGGCGGGCCCGGGCTCTCCGCCCCCGGGCCCGCCCGACCATCCCCAGGAGAACCATGCGCTACCGCAACACCCGCACCGGACGGATCGTCGACCTCACCCCCGAGGAGGCCAAGGCCGCGGGCATCCCCAGCCCGCACCGGCCGCCCGCCCGCGGGCCCCGGTGGGTGCCGGTCGACGACGAGCCCCAGGGCGACACCACCGGCGACGACGGCGACGACCAGGCCGACGGCGACAAGACGGCGCCCCGGCCGGCAGAGGTGCGCGCCTGGGCGCGTGAGCAGGGCATCGACGTGCCCGCCCGCGGGAAGGTGCCGCCCGAGATCGTCGAGCGCTATCTCGAGGCCCGTGAGGAGAGCGCCGAGGGCTGACTACGATGGGCCCGCTGGTCACCGTCGCCGATCTGCTCAGGCGGCCAGGGTTCGCGGCCGCCGACTCCGGCCACCTGGCCGCGCTGGTCGACGACGCCTCGGCGCTGGTGCGCGACGCTGCCCGGCCGCACCTCGACGACGTGGAGGCACCGAACACGCCGCCCGCCGTCGTGGCCGTGATCGTGGCGATGGTGCGCCGCGGGCTGCGCAACCCTCTTGGCCACGCCCAGGAGACCCTCGGCGACTACAGCTACAGCGCCGGCACGAGCGGCGGCGGCGTCGCCACCCTGTACCTCACCCGCCGCGAGGTGCGGATTGTACGCCGCGCCGTCGGCGCGCTCGGCGTCGGCAGCGTCGCCATGACCGGCGACCTGCCGCTGCAACGCTCCGAGCTCGTCGCTCTCGAGCAGCCGGGGGGCGCATGATCGGCCACTTGCTCAACCGGCGCGTCACCGTGCTGCGCCCGGTCATCACCACCGACGAGGTGGGCGGCCAGGCCGTCGCCCTCGAGCCGGCCGGCACCATCCCGGTCAAGATTGGCCAGCCGCGCCCCGACGAGCGTACCCTCGGCGACCAGTGGGGCGCCCGCCTCACCCACGTCGCCCACACGCTCGCCACGGCCGACGTGCGCCGCGGCGACGAGCTCGTCGACGACCTCGACCAGCCCAGCGAGCGGCTCCGGGTGATCTCCGTCATCAGCGACAGCCACGGCACCTACCGGCGCCTCGAGCTCGAGGCCGTGCAGGCCGAGGGGGCACGCTGATGGCCCGCGGGCGCGTCCGTGTGGTGGTCGGCGTCGAGGGCGTCGACGACATGACCGCCGAGCTCGTGCGCCGCATGGGCGCAGCCCGAGCAGCGGCTGAGGAGCAACTCGGCCGCGAGGCCAAAGCCGTCGCCGACGACATGCGCCGCAACGCCCCCCGCCGCACCGGCGAGCTCCGCCGCGGCATCGTGTGGGAGCACCGCGGCGACGAGGCCGTCGTGCGCTCGACGGCGCGTCACAGCCGCTTCGTCGAGTTCGGCACCCGCAAGGTGCCGCGGCGGCCGTATGTGCGCCCCGCGGCGCTGCGCTCCGAGCGGCGGCTGCCCAAGCGGATCAGCACCGCCGTCCGCGAGGTGACGGAGGGGTGATGACGCCGGTCGCGGACCCGTCGATCCCGGTGCAGCGCGGCATCCGGTCGCTGCTGACCGCCGACGCCGAGCTCATGGCCATGGTCGCCGGCGTGTGGGACGAGCCGCCCGAGCGCATCCCCGACGGCGCCCCCGCCGCCTGGGTCGTGTTCGGCACCAAGCAGACCACGACCGACGGCGACGGCGTGCACGGCCAGCACAGCCGCCAGGTGATCCTCGCCCTCGACACGTGGACTCGGGCCCGGTCGTCACTCCCCGGCGACCGGGTCGCGGCCCGGATCGTTGCACTCCTGGCCCGTCGGCCGGAGGCGCTCGACCCACACGTCGAGGGCCACACCGTGTGGCGGATCGTGTGGGAGGACTCGCTCTCGCTCGACGACGAGGACCGCGAGATGCGGCACCGCATCGACCGGTTCCGGATCTGGACCGCCCAGGAGGAGGAACGCTGATGCCGGAGCGCAAGCCCGTCCGCTACCGGCGGGTGGTGGGGCCCCCCCTCACCATCACCCGCCCAGAGCCCGACCCGCTGCTCGAGGCGTCGCCACGCTGGCGGCGCGTCGACGACCAGCCCACCCCCGCCTCAGCGAAGAAGAAGGAGGACTAGCCCGTGGCCGGCATCGACGCATTCGGCACCACGCTCGAGATCGACAACACGCCCGTCGGCGAGATCACGAGCATCGGTTACTTCGACGCCTCGGTCGAGGACTACGACGTGACCACGCACTCGAGCCCCGACCAGTGGCGCGAGTTCATCGGCGGCCTCAAGGACGGCGGCAGTCTGTCCGGCAGCCTGAACTTCGACCCCGCCATGCACGGCACCCTCCTCGACATGTTGGGCGAGACCAAGCCCATCAAGATCACGTTCCCGCCGGCGGCCGACTCGGCCGAGGTGACGTTCAGCGGCTATTTGTCGTCGCTCACCGGCGAGGCGCCGCACGACGGCCACCTCGAGGCCGAGTTCAGCATCAAGGTCAGCGGCAAGCCCACGATCACGATCCCGGCATGATGGGCGACCGCATCCTCGACCGCGCCGGCCTCCTCGCCGCGCTCTCCGACACCCGGCACGCCACCCGCGACGTGCCGGTGCCCGAGTTCGGCGACGGCGCCGTGGTGCGGGTGCGCGAGATGAGCGGCGCGCTGCGGGCCCGGCTCGAGGCGGCGATCGCCTCGAGCCGGGCAGGCACCGGCGACGCCCGGGCCCTCGAGCGCGTCACCGTGCAGATCCTCGCCTACTGCGTCATCGGCAGCGACGGCCGCCCGATGCTCCGCGAGGAGGACGCACGTCAACTCATGACGCGCAGCCCCCGTGCTGCCTACCGCCTCCGCGACGCCGTGTTCGCCATCAGCGCCCTCGACGAGGGCGACATGGAGGCGATCGCCGAGGGTTTCAGCAGCGACCAGAGCGGCGATTCCACCACCGCCTAGCGCTCGCGCTGGGCATCCCGGTGGGAGAGCTCCTCGATCGCATCACGAGCACCGAGCTCGTGGCATGGCAGGTGTACGAGCGCGACTACGGGCCCCTCGGGCCCGAGCGGCTCGATCACCTCGCCGCTCTGGTCGCCACCGTCATCGCCCAGGCCAACCGCGGCAAGCGAGGCCGGCCGTGGAAGGTCAGCGACTTCCTGCCGCAGTGGGGGCGGCGGCAGCGGCGCAAGCAGACCCCCCAGGAGCAACTCGAGGTGATCCGCAGCATGGTCCGGGCCATGGGTGGGAAGGAGGTGACGGCCGGTGGCGACGATCGCTGATCTCGTCGTGCGACTCGGGCTCGACGCCGACGGCATCGGCGACACCATCGGCCGCGTCGCCGCCCGGGTGGACCGCGGCCTCACCCGCATCGGCGACCGCGCCGAGGCGCTCGGCAGCAAGCTGTCGTCGGTCGGCGAACGCACCGCCGACCTCGGCGGCAAGCTGACCCTCGGGTTGTCGACGCCGCTGTTCCTGGCGTTCGGCAAGGCCGAGGCCGCCGCCACGGATCTCGCCGAGGCGCAGAACGCCACCAACCAGGTGTTCGGCGAGGGTGCGGCCATCATCGACCGCTACGCGGCGACCGCGGCCACCAGCATGGGTCTCTCCGAGCGGGCGTTCCGAGCCGCCATCACGCCGATCGGCGCCATGCTGAACAACCTCGGGTTCAGCCAGGAGGAGGCGGCGCAAAAGGCAGTCGAGCTCGGCCAGCGCGCTGCGGACATGGCCAGCGTGTTCAACACCGATGTGGACCAGGCGCTGGAGGCCATCGCCGCCGGCCTCCGTGGTGAAGCGGACCCCCTCGAGCAGTTCGGCGTCCGGCTCAACGCTGCGAGCATCGAGGCCAAGGCCATGGCCATGGGCCTCGCCGATAGCAAGAGCGAGCTCGACGACCACGCCAAGGCCCAGGCAGCGCTCGCTCTGCTCATGGAGCAGACCGACGTCATCGCCGGCGACTTCCAGCGCAACATCGACGGCAACGCCAACGCCACCCGGGTGTTCACCGCCCGGCTCGAGGACGCCTCGGCCGAGTTCGGTCAGCGCTTGATCCCCATCAAGGCCCGGGCCCTCGAGATCGGCAGCAAGCTGCTCGACCGGTTCAACCAGCTGTCACCGTCGGTGCAACAGGGCGCCGTCATGGCCGGTCTCTTCGCCATCGCCCTGGGCCCAGTGCTGACCGTCGCCGGCAACGTCATGCGTGTGCTCGGCGGCATCGTCCGTGTCAGCGGCACCGTCATCAAGGTGCTGCCACGCATCGGCGCCGGTGCCGGCCGAGCCGCGGCGTCGATGGGGCGGCTCGCCGCCGCCGCCGCCCGGGCAGGCGCCCGCGTCGTCGCAGCGTTCGTGCGGATGGCTGCCCAGGCCGCGGCTGCCACCGCCCGCGTCGTCGCCCAAGTCGCCATTCAGATCGCCCGGTGGGCGATGCTCGGCGCTCAAGCCCTCTTGCACGCTGGCCGGGTGGCCATGGCCTGGCTCATCAGCCTCGGGCCCATCGCTCTGGTCGCCGCGGCCGTCGTCGGGTTCGTTGCGCTGGTCATAGCCAACTGGGACACCGTGGCGTCGGTTACCCAGGCCGTATTCGGCGCCATCCTCGGCGTCATTCAGGGCGTGTTCAACTGGCTCGCCTCCAACTGGCCCCTCGTGCTCGCCATCCTCACTGGGCCCATCGGCATCGCTGTCCTGCTCATCACGTCCCACTGGGACACGATCAAGGGCGTCATCGCCGGCGTGATCGACTTCATTAAGGGCGCGATCACCGGCGCCAAGGACTGGATCGTCGCCCGGTTCAACGACGTGGTGTCGTTCGTCACCGGCCTGCCTGGCCGTATCCGGTCGGCAGCGTCCGGCATGTGGGATGGCATCAAGGAGGCGTTCAAAACCGTCGTCAACACCGTGATCGGCTGGTGGAACGGCCTCGAGTTCACTCTGGGCCCGTGGACCATCGGCCGAGTCACCATCGCCGGCCGCGAGATCTTCGGCGGCGCCACGATCGGGCCATACACCTTTGGCGTCCCGGACATCCCCTACTTGGCCGGTGGCGGCCTCATCACCGGACCCACCATCGCCATGGTGGGCGAGGGGCGCCACGACGAGGCCGTGCTGCCGCTGCCCGACGGGCCCCGCGTCCTCGCCGGCTTGGCTGCGCTCGCCGACGGCACCGGCATGGCGGGCCCGGCAGTCGTCGTGCATGCCCAGGGCAGCATCCTCGCCGAGCGCGACCTCGTGCGAATCATCCGCGACGAGCTCCGCCGCCGCGGCCTCGGAGGTGCCAGAGCATGACCATCGTCATCGTC